AGGGTACGGAAACAGGCCTGGATCCGACACGGGTGCAATGCGTTTGAGAGCAGCGCACCACTGTCGCAGCCGATGGCCTTTTGGACGGAACATGATGTGCTGTCGTACCTGGTCAAGTACAACCTGCCTATAGCAAGCGTGTATGGTGAGATCGTGAGCATTGGTTCCGATGGTAACGCATATCCTCCGTCCGATGTTATGGGAAATCCTCTCTGCAATCTAAAATGCACAGGGTGTCAGCGGACTGGTTGCGTGTACTGCGCATTCGGTGCGCACCTGGAGAAAAAAGGGGAAACCCGTTTTCAACAGTTGGCAAAACTGGAACCTCGCAAGTATGAGTATGCCATCGGAGGAGGCCAGTGGTCGGACAATCCGTACTATGATCCCGTTGCACCAGAGTATGACGGGGAGTGGAAGAACTGGAACCCAAAGAAGATTTGGACTCCGTCAAAGCAGGGACTCGGACTGGGCAAAGCCTTCGACATGGTGAATGAACTCTACGGCAAAGACTTTATCAGATATGAATAGAGGTGATGGAGATCACAAATGTAACCTGCAAAACCTGCGTTCACTACATTGAATGCGTAGCACGTAGGGCAGCACTGGACATTGTTGACCTAGTCCCGGACGTAGTCAACTGCGACCGATACGTGAGGAGTGTGAGAAGAGATAGTCAAGCACTGGACGGACAAAGAACTAACAGAAGAGTTGAAGAAATTATCTATAATCTGCGACACCAGGGAGCAAGACCACCACGTCAGTGACTACTTCATGAAAAACAAGATCCCATGCGTTGTGCGAAAACTGGACACTGGTGATTACTCCGCACAGCTTGGTGACCTGTCGATGGAGAAGGACATCGTGGTAGAACGCAAGAGGAACCTGGACGAAATCTGCGGTAACTTCACGGTTGAGCGTGAGCGGTTTGAAAGGGAGTTCCTCCGTGCCAAAGCGTACCACACCAAGGTGGTTCTCATCATTGAAAACGCTACCTGGTCGGACATCTTCGTTGGTAACTACCGCAGCAAGACCTCACCGAAGTCACTCATCGGATCACTCCTCTCCTGGATGGTGCGGTTCAACATTACGGTTCTATTCTGCAAGCCGGAGGAAACGGCAAGAATTATCTACGGAATATTTTATTATTACGCAAAGGAGAAATTACTTTATGGGTGAACCAGATATGGTCAACTACTACGAGCAGCAGAGCAAGGAAGCAATGCGGAAGGCAGAGGAAGAAAAGTATAAGGCGCACTGCAAAAACATTGCGCAGAGTCTGCACACTATCCACCAGTCCTTCCTGGATGCAGGGTTCTCCGATGAACAGGCCTGGTTCATGACGGGTTCCATCTTCCAGAAGGCTATGGAGGATGTGGACTTGACGGATGCCAAGGAACGCATAATTGAGTGGTGAGTATGCCCCTGTGCGTGACGATGTAAACGGCAAGATGTTCCACCCGTCCTCCGTAAGAAAATGCCAGGAGCCGCACGTAATTGCGAAATACGGGGTAGGCGGGGAGGCAAACGTGTCTGTCTACACTTGCCAGAAATGTAGGTACAAAATTACCTATGACTATCACGGAGGACTAGGGTGTGGGTTTAAAGGTCGGACTGATTGATGTTGATGGACACAACTTCCCAAACCTTGCACTGATGCGGATCAGCGCATGGCATAAAGCGCAGGGTGATGAAGTGGAGTGGTGGTGGACAGACTTTGTTCATTATGACATCGTTTATATGAGCAAAATATTTTCTGATGCCTATTCACCAGACATACCAGAACCATTAAATGCAGACAAGGTAATTAAGGGTGGTACGGGATACTGCATTACCCTGGGAGAGGACGGGAAGGAGGTGTTTGACAAAAGCAAAAACCACTCTCTGCCCCCCCTGGTTGAAAAGATGTTCCCTGACTATTCTATCTATCCGCAATTTGATTTTGCGGTTTCTATGACCAGTAGGGGATGCCCAAGAGGGTGCAGTTTTTGCCATTAGATGTTGCTGCCAAAGAGGGAAGATGCGCTACAAAAGTAGCGGATGTATCAGACTTTTGGAATCCAGATCTTGGTAAAGGTGAAATCAGAATATTGGATCCAAACATCACAGCTTGCCGAGACAAGCGAGATTTAATGCGGCAGTATAAAGAGACGGGTGCGATTCTCGACTTCACACAGGGCTTAGACATACGCCTGTTGAACGATGCGGATATAGCAGACATTAACGAGATGCGGTTACGGACTCTGCACTTTGCTTGGGATAATCCCAAGGATGATTTAGAAGGGAAGTTCCGAAACTTTGCACAGGGTTTCCGCAGAAAGGCCAACATCGGTATGGTGTACTGCTTAACCAACTTCAACAGCACGATGGAAGAAAACCTCTACAGGATATATACCCTATCTTCCTTGGGCTATGATCCATACGTAATGGTTTATGACAAACCCCATGCGCCAAAAGAAATTAGAAACCTTCAGCGTTGGTGCAACAACAAGATTATTTTTAAGTCGTGCAAGCGTTTTGAGGACTATGACAGAAGCAAGTACAAATAATTGGAACAAAAGTTTTAAACCAGAGCGCAAACTGAGTTGGGAGGATATCGCACAGGCAATTCACGACACCGTCACAATGGACGATATCCTCCCGGTGTTCGCACCGTCAACACCACGCAGGGGACGGAGATGCCCGTGCCCTATCCATAACGGGAAGGATTACAACTTTTCCTATACCGATTATGGGTACAAGTGTTTTTCGTGCGGGGCATCCGGGGATGTGATTGCCTTTGTTAAGGAGATGCAGGGACTTTCCACAAGGGCAGAAGCAATGCAGCAGATCAATGATGCGTTTCACCTCGGCCTTGACGTTCACGCTAGTTTAAGTGCTGAAGCAAGCGCAGAAGTAAACCGCAGAAGGGCTGAAGCAGAGCGGAAGAAGAAAGCCCTGGATGAATGGTGGGATGAGTACCACCGTCTGTGGGATGAGTGGATCCGGCTAGACCGTATCCGCTCTTCCGCAGATCCCATGAGCGCAGAGTATGCCAACGCAGTGAAGAACATTGATGCAGCATGTCATGAGATAGACCTTCACCTAGACAAAGAACCGGGGTGATCGACCGATTGAGTATTTAACACGAAAAGACATCATGAGCATACTGCCTCCAGATGCAAGGGACAAGGACGGGAACCCACGTCCGGTGATCCAGAACTTTGTCACCATCATGGAGAACGACCGGATGTACAGTGGGGTGCGTTTTAACGAAATAAGCGGTAAAGGTGAGATCCACACCGTGGAGAACGGGAACGTGGTAATCAAACCCTGGACGGATGCAGACGAAGCGCACAGCATGAACTACATCGAGTCCGCATTCGGTATGTATTCCAAGGACAAACACTCCGCTGCTCTCCGCATTCTGTTCGACAAACGCACGTACAATCCCCTGCGTGACATCGTAGATGGAATCCAGTGGGACGGACAGCCCAGGTGTGAGGAGTTCCTCATAAAGTGGGGCAAAGTGGAGGACACGGAGTACAACAGGGAAGTGTCCCGTCTGATCTTCGCAGGTGGCATCCACCGACTCTATGAACCTGGGTGCAAGTTTGAGGACGTTCCAATCCTCATGGGTGACCAGGGGTGCGGTAAGTCAACCCTCATCAGATACCTTGCCATCAATGATGACTATTTCGGTGAACTGAAGGTCATGGAAGGGCAACAGGCAATTGAGGATTTATCCGGTAAATGGATCATGGAGATACCGGAGATGTCCGCATTCACGAAAGCAAAAGACCAGGAGGCAATCAAGGCATTCGTTTCCAGGCAGCGTGACTCATACCGCAAGCCCTACGACAGGAACACCACGGAGTTGTACCGGAGGTGTACGTTCATCGCATCGAGCAATGACCGTTCCCCGTTGGTGGACAAGACCGGAAACCGCAGGTGGTATCCAATCGAGATCTTCAGCAACGGTTACGACATCTTCGACAGAGAGGACGAGATCCGTGCGTGGATCCTCCAGGCCTGGGCAGAAGCAAGGGAACACCTGCACGACAGGTCGATGCAGCCCTTCGCAAATCGCAAACTCCTGGATGTGTATCAATCTGCGCAAGAGAATGCGATGCAGGACGATTGGAGGGAGGGTGCTATCCGTGCCTTCCTCGACAGAAAAAACCCTGGAGAACTCACCTGTGTGCGTGAGGTGTGCCATCGTGCGCTTAGTCCAAACCCAGACTTCCCAAAGGAACCGTCCTTGGTCGAGTCCAAGGATATCGGCAAGATCCTCAACAGGTTCTCGGACTGGGAACGGGTGAACGGATCCAGGGTGGTCGGAACCTACGGAAAGCAGAAGTGTTGGAAGAAGAAGGGTGACCCTGCGGAAGATAGACCTATAAAACCTTTTTGGGAGGAATAATGGATAGAAAACTGTTTTGGTTAAACATAATCATCGCACTGTTTGATACCATCGTGTGCGCTGCCGTGGTCGTGATGTTCGGCTATGCGGCATTCCACTTCAGCAAGTGGTGGATCACACTGTTCGCACTGCTGCCCCTGCTGCTGTTTGAGAACCACACGATGATTATTGATGCGGACATCCACCAGGCCAAGGTGGATTCCTATAAACCGCAGAAGGGAGGGGATAACGATAACTCAACCAACTAAACGAGCAAGACTAGACATCCGCACAATCCGCAACAAGTTGGAGGAAGGGATGAGTGTTACCGCAATTGCAAAGGAATACGGAGTAAGTAGGCAAGCGGTATATAAGAAGATCCAGGAAGACGAAAAGCGGAAACAGTCAAGAAACGCAAACGGGTACGGACTGGATGCCGTGCGTGTAGAAGATGCCGGAAAGATGTTGGTGGATCCCACCACGGGGATGGTCATACAGAGCAACCGAATGAACAACCTCATCATAGGCCGGATGGGAGACGAGAAGGTTACGGCCTTCGTTGAGTACCACATGGAAATGATGGCAATGCGCCAGGGTGTGAACAAGAAGGATGTCAATGATCTGTATCAGCGGTTCTATAAATACCTGTCGTACTGCCGTGAACACGGAATCGTGCCTAACAACATGAATGCCTACTTCGCAATCGGAATCACCAGGCAAGAGATTTACCACTGGAAAAACGGAAAGGGAACTCCAGATCATAAAGAGTTTGCGGAAACCATCTCTGGGTTCTTTGCCTCCATCCATGAGCAGGGTGCAACGGACGGTGTCCTCAATCCAATCTCCGCAATGTTCTGGCAGAAGGCACACGATGGACTCATTGAGGCCTCCAAGGTAGAAGTGCAGAACACGGATCCGCTCGGTGACCGCAGAAGTGCTGCTGATATTCAGAAGGCATATGAAGAAGTGGAGTTGCCGGAATGAGCGGAATCTACATCAAGGGCATGGAGATGCCGACAAGCTGTTGTGATTGCAGATTCATGGATGAAATTGATTGCACTTGCATTGCTCTGAATGACGGTTCAACAGCTTGTTTTCATGGGAAACCTGATTGGTGTCCGTTAACCGAACTCCCGCCGCACGGCAGATTGATTGATGCGGATGCGCTGATTAAACTTCTGGACAATTGCATGTTTCCGTCTGACATGGTAACAACACGGGCTGTCAGTACGGCAAGAAACTGGATAATTGACGCTCCAACCATCATCGAAAGTGAGGAATGAGATGTACGAAGAACTGACAGGAAATCTGAGAGCGCAAGCTACGCACTTCAGCGTACATGACGAAACAAGTCTGTTGCTGTTAAAAGCCGCTGATGCCATTGAGGAACTGCAATCTACTGTAAAAGGACTTAAGGAACAAACAGACCTTGCGATAGTAGAAGAAAAAGGCAGAACTTTGCTGAAAATCATTCCAAAGTGGATTCCTGTGACGGAGCGGTTGCCGGAGGATTTGACAAGGGTGATTGTATTCTGCGAGGATGGCGTTTCGTATGGGCTATGCGAACACTTGATTGCGGATGATGAAGAAGTTGTCGAGTGGCACGATTTTCTGCATTATCCGATTACGCCGACCCATTGGATGCCACTTCCAGAGCCGCCAGAAAGTGAGGAATGAGAATGATTTATAAACGAGGTGACTTTGGCGTATCCGTTTCTCAAGTTGACGGTTTTGGCAAAAGACCGAGCCTATGGGTACATAACAGGAACTGCATGATAAAGGTTGCGAGTTTCGGAAGCGAAGAAAAAGCAAAGATGTTTTTGAAGTATTTTGAGTGGCTTTGTCTTATAAACGGAGAACCGCCAGAAAGCGAGGGTGAGTGATGAGACATAGAACAAATTCTGAAATCAAAGCATATGTTGATGGATACACCGCTTGCTTTAATCAGTATTCAGAGTGCCTTAAAAACAGAAAAAGCGTATTAGATTCAAAGAAAAAAATGGAAATATATCTTGCGGCTGTTACTGGTGTTTTAGAAGCAACAGGCAATGAAACCAACGCCGACAAAATCCGGTCAATGACCAATGAGGAACTGGCTGAGTTCTGCGGTAGAGAAATTGACGGATGCGCTCCACAATCTGTATGCCAACCTCACGATGCCCATGACCATCCAGATTGCAGAGAATGTTGGCTCGATTGGCTGAAACAGGAGGCCACCGCATGACCACCTTCTACACCGTTGACCTGCCACACGCAGACGTAGCGTACAGTCAGTTTGATGCCTGGAAAGCGCAGGGCAAGGATCCGGTGCTGACAACAACAGAACGTACCGTGACGGTTTATTACGTTAAAACGACCGTTACGATTGACGCAGAACAGGAAGGAAAGGAAAGTGATTAATGAACGTACTGGTTGCCTGTGAGGAATCCCAGGAGGTCTGTAAAGCATTCCGTGCGAGAGGACATAACGCATTCTCATGCGACATCATGGAATGCAGCGGTGGGCATCCTGAGTGGCACATACAAGAAGATTGCTTGCCGTTGCTGAATGGAAACTGCACTTTTCAGACCGCCGACGCACACACACACAAGAGGGG